CGCTAAAGTCGTGCCTACGGCCTGATTTTGCTTAGTTTCCCCAGTTTGCATATCCGCTACCATAGCAAATCTTCGACCTGCATCGACCACGAAGCCTAATAACGACATAAGCGTTTGTGACGGTTCCTTATAAGGTAATGGAATAATACTTTCTCTTAAAGCACCCCCTGGAGAGTCAATATCCCTAAATTCACCAGGCGATAACGGCTCATCGGAGTCCCTTATCCTAATACCACGGGCCTTGAACCCTGCGGGGAGGTTCGCTAACGTCCCTGCATCAATTAATTGACGCAAAATAGACGTTGCCGAGCGTCCTAGCCCACCAATCATGTGTAAAAGCCCAAATCCATAGAATCCTAAGCCTGGTAAAAACTTATAATGGGTAAAATATTGCTGTTTGCGGAAAAATTCGTCTCCTTCAGTGTAATTTCTGCGAATTGCCAGTATTTTTTGGCTACTTAAGTCAATTGTGACGATGTAAGGTATCTTAATACCCGTTTTTTCCTCATCTAACGGGTTAATATGCTCAAAACCAGTCAAATCTAGGTCAGTATGTATCTCTAACAGCGTACATTCCTCCCCATCTGCCGTCTTTTGTACCCCAGAAAGCTCTCTTTCCTTCTTTTTTAGCTCATCATCTTCAGTATAAGGCGATAATTCAATGTCCCTATAGAACCCACCTGCCTGATATTTACGCACATCGTTCATACTCATGCGTACTACGTGGGTAATTCTGGATGCTGACGCTAAATCAGTGGCATTATAGGGTACCACTAAGTCATCTGCGGGTACGAAACGTGAAACTGCACGATCTAAAATGTCGTCAAAGTATACTTTTTTGAAAGCACTACCCGCCAATGGTAGATAAAACAATAATCTATCCATCTCTGGGTCGTATTCGTCCATAACATGAACTATCTGATAGTTCATAAAATCTTGAATGCGCTGAGACTGCGCTACCGTTTGTGGGGTAGACGTTCCAATCACTTGCGTTCTTACGGGGCCAGAACTTGGTAGTAGCTCTTTATACGCTTGCGCTTGAAACTGAGTTACAGCCTCAGCTATCAGGGGATGGGTGACACCACTAGAACCTCTAAATGGTTCTTCTCTCTCTTCATACTTTATACCTAACAAGTCTAAACCATCGGTATAAGCATCTTGCCATTCTTGGCGACCTGACGAATCTTCTTCATAGTAACCAATAAGCTCATTTGAGATATCAGTTAATTCTTTTTCGTCTATTAGCTCCGCAAGGTTCGCATCAAAATCTGTAAGTAATTCTTGTGTTAACTCTTCAGTGATATCCTGTCCTTCTATAATTACGCGAGGTAATTCATTTGGATCTTCTTCGATCTCACCTTCTTCTTCCTCAACAATAATATCCTGATCTTCTTCGTCCATAATCGGCTGCCCCATAGGAGGCATCGATTTGTCCATCATTGATTCTGCCATCTTACTTTGTTAACCCCTTAGATTTTTCATAAGTACGGAGTGACCCTAACCCTAATAAACCACCTAATACCGTCATCAAACTTGCCATGTCAAATTCTGGTAATTGAGGGACTTCCGCACCAAATAATGTAACTACAAATATAATAATAGGTTGTATCACAAAATGGTAGGCAAATGCTACCCCACATACCCAACCAATGAACGGTCGCCACGAACTTTTGAAAAATTGTGGACTAGCTGCTTCAATTTTATTTACCTCTATCTGCGCCATCGCAACGTCATGTGCCTGCTTTTCAGCCATAGTTGCTATCTCATGCGCTAACTTAGCTTTCTGATCTTTATCTTCAATAAATTTATCTAATAATCCTGTAACTGGACCTATAAGTGCTGTCAACATCAGTAATATACCCTCGGTGCTAATTTATAATCAGTTATCTCTTCCGCCTCATCATGGTTCAAACGTAAGAACCCACCTTTACGAAAACGTATCAACGCCATCGACATCGAATCGCAAAAGTCATCATGCTCACCATAAGGAAAAGCTGCACACTCCTCAATCAAATCTTCCGCAAACTTCTTCTCTGGTGCCCACACTTTGCCACTCTCAAATATCGGTGCGACCATGTGCATCCTCGTTACCTTATCACGACCTTTGCTCGGTGTATAATTTACCACAGGAATACCCATATTCCGTAACTCGTCCGTTAACGGTGTACCAGTAGCCTTCGCCTCTATTAACACCATATCAGGATCCCAGTAATTATACTCCTCCAACGCAGTCTCTTTCAGTTCGGGAAAGTTCCAACGACCTCTCTGAGCATCTAATAAAATAATATGGTCGGCACCACCCTCATCAGGTTGAAAGACACCCCAAGTCGTTATCGCACTATAGTCTGCCGTCTCCTTCTTACTAAATGCCGTATCATAACTTTGCATAATATAATCTACAGGCGGTATCTGCTCTTTCTCCCACACATTCCACCAATCACGTTTAATGATCGCTGATTCTTGGGCCGTGGGGTTTTGTTGCCATTGCGCGTTCCACTTCGCAGAACTCAAACTCGCCTTAACCTTTAACAACTCATCCTTCTTCCAATACTCAGGCCATAACACCCTGTCACTCGGCAATATCGCTGGAAACTCCACCACATCCCACTGATCGCTCATCACATCACTTGCTTGCGCCTTAATCAACTTACCCGTCAAATCTTTTAAACTCCAACGAGTCATAACCACCACTATCGAACCACCAGGCTGTAACCTCTGCCTCGGCCCAGAAGTGTACCACTCATACGCACTCTCTAACGCATTCTCAGATAACGCATCTTGCTCAGAATGCGGGTCATCAATAATGAGCAAGTCAGCACCACGACCCGTAATCGCACCCCCAACACCAGCCGCATAATATTCACCGCCCTCTGACGTTTCCCACCGTCCAGCAGCTTTGGAATCTGCTTTAAGATTAACATCTGGAAATACCTCCTTATATTGTTCCATCTCCATTAAATTTCTAACTTTACGACCAAACCGCACCGCTAACTCAGCAGTGTGTGTCGTCTGAATAATTTTTAAACTAGGATTCTTACCTATCAACCACGCAGGTAATAAATAACTCGCAAACTCACTTTTAGTATGCCGAGGAGGCATATTAACAATGATCCGTGAGCCACGGTTCTTGGATAACTTCTCAAATTGCTTGGCTACTTTACGATGATGTTTACCCTCAATAAAGCCCTCATAAACATGATTCACGAAAACCATAAAATCATCTTGAGCCTTATCTCGAATAGCCAGTCTACGCTTGGCCTCCTCCAGTGCCAATATCTCACGAGCAATATCATCACTTATCGCATTTAAACTCATACCCTAATATCAACCCTCTGTGTCGATTTAGCCTTAGGCTGCTCACGCTTCTCCTCTACTCTAGCTTGTTCCACTTGCCTTTTATCCTTAACAGGCACCAACGGAACACGGTCTCTAATACTCGTTACTTCCATCACGGTTCTCCGTCCAATGATAATTATCTTGAATTATATTTATAAAACCTACAACTTGCTACTACTTTACTACTAATAAGGGGGGCAAAAAATTTTTTAGCCGATTTTTGACTACCGACCAAAAAACCCGATCCGGCCTAAGTACCTAACCCGTCCTGCTAAGGATCCTGCTAAGGATCCTGCTAAGGATCCTGCTAAGGATCCTGCTAAGGATGCGGGGGACAATCCCCCGCTCCCGCTCAGACTAGGCAACGTCCGTTGCCTTATTGTTGTGGTTATCGTTTAGGTATCTAATTGCCTTGCTAGATTGTCCAAATGCTTTGATCATTTGTTTGGGTTTATCTTTCAGTATAGAGATCCAGTGATTTAAATACTGAGCGTGATCCTCTCGCACTTGTGGAGTAACTCCCAAGGTACAACATAGAATCGCGGATCCTGTTTCTGCGATCAGTTCTTCAAAGGCATACTCTTTCCTGTTTTCTCTTAACTTCAATCTATCTAGTCTATGCTTCGCACCAGTCCAATGTACTAATTCATGTAGCAAAGTAGAATAATAATTTTCTACTTGTGAACTGGTGGGCGTATCAGTGAAAGATCCTTTCATTGGCATTTCGATCGTATCGTGCAATGGTTTATAGCAAGGGATACAATATTCGATATGCTTAATATTCGCATTTTGACTAGCTACGAATTGATCGACGTTATCAATCGAAAACTCTACATTTTCGATTTCTGGCCGATCTTGTGTTTCCATGTTTGTTTGTTCAATGTTGAAAACATTAAACCATTTTGCTTGTGGAACGAATACCTTGATCGCATTGCCTTGGCTATCTAGTTTAACTTTTCCGTTCTCTTTTTTATCGTATTGGTTAACTTGAAAGTGAACAACGGGCGTTGCCTTTTCTCCCTTGTTAATCCTAGCGTTTAATTTATTAAAGTATTTAAACGTACCCCATTGATTAGAAGTAAATCCTTTTTTATGAGATGCGATCAACAATCTAATAAAGTTTGATCCCTCGTAAACTTTGCTACTTGATAAGCTAGTTGGTAATCCGCCATTTTTACATTGAGCAACTAATGGGGAAATCCAATTGCTAGATTCTGTTTGCATCAAATCAAGTAAATCGTTAAATATTGTTTTTTCGTTGTCTTTTTTCATCGTCCTTTTATCCTTTGTTATCTGTTTAAGATATAATAATTATAACTATTTTATAATAACTTTGCAACTATTTTTCAAAATAATTCGCCTTCTTTAAATAGCGATATTATGGCTCCAATAGTTAAGATCCAAAATATCACTGTTAAATAAAACAATGATTCCATGATGATCACATCTTGAAATATAACAAACGCAATCATAATTAGATCGATACCCATCAAAATAAAAAATGTCGATGAATTAGAAAATGTTTCCGAATTTTTCATTTTTTATTTCTCCTCTTTTTCTTCTACTGTAAATTTAACAACTTCATAGGCTTCATAGGCTTTACCTTTACTTAGAGCTTGATACTTAAAATGCAAAATATCTTGCACGATTTCTTTCATATCCTCGAAAGTATCGGCACGTGTTTCCCATTTGGTGTGATTTTCATAAATCGTAGTAATCCAAAAATAGTGGCTCTTGGCATGATTTTTCATTTTTTATTTCCCTTGGTGGCGGATTATCCGCCACCATTTAATTAATTGTTATGATTGTTTAATTTCGTTATTTTTAAACGGTTTACTTGGTTTTTGCACAATCGCGTTATATGCTTTTTGATCAATCAAACCATTCTCTAGCGCGTCCCTAACTCGTTTTAGTGAAACAGTATCGGGATTAGCTTTTTTTGGATAAACGATTATCTTTCTACCTTTCGTACCCTCAAAAATAACTTGTTCGTTATTTTCTCCAACGCGTCTTAATAATTCATTAAATGCTAATCCACGCTGTTTAGTTAAAATTTTAATACCGTCTATAATGGTATAAACTCTATCTGCTAAGTTTGTATCACTGTAGATGGTTAACCTAGCATTTTGATTAAATAATCTATTTAAAACGTCCATGTTTAATTTCTCCTCTGTTATTGATTAAACATAATATAATTATAACTACTTTGTAATTAATTGTAAATACTTTTTAATTATATATAAATACTTTATAATAACTTTTAGGTATATGTTAACAAGCTGTGGATAACTTTTTTCTGCTGCTGTGGATAACTTTTATTTATACTTTACTTATACTTCATTAAGTATAAGTAACAAGACTCCCGAACC